CTAAATTAAATTTAGAAGCAGCTAAACTTCAAGCAAACCTAACAAGGAAACAAAAATGAAAAAGACAAAAAAGAATGGCATGAAAGATAAAGCAGGAAGAGCTTTAAAGAAAAAAGGTAAAGATGCCAAAGGGAGAGCGATGAAGTAATTCATCCACCATTATTATGCCTCTAAATACAAAAGGTAAAAAAATTTTAAAAGCAATGAAAGAACAATATGGTTCTGATGCTAAAAAAGTTTTTTATGCCTCAAAAAATAAAGGTGTAATTAAAAACGTAGAAAAGAAAATGGGTGGTGGATTATCCGGCGGTAAACGTTTCGGCCCACCCCCTGAAAAAGGACCAAATCCACAAGGATTAAAAATTACAAAAGCATATTTAGGAAAAGAAATTAAACAACCGTCAGAAACTAAAAAAGAATTTGGCACAAGACATGAAGTACATACAAAATTAAAAGAATCTGAAATTTATAGAAAAGGTTCTAAAGTAAGTGATGCAAGTCCAATGTTAAAAGAAGGTGGAATGAGTTGCCCATATCGTAGAGGTGGAAAAACAAGTATACAGGGTGTAAGCAAAATACAGATTAAAGGTCAAAAATTTACAGGAGTTAAATAATGTTACAAATGTTAGGAGCTGTTGCCCCATTAGCTAAGATACTATTTAATACAATTGAGAAATCAGTTCCGGATAAAGATTTACAAGAAAAATTAAAAGCACAACTACAAACACAGTTATTACAATCTAATACAGCAGAATTACAAGCAGCAGCGAAGATAGTTGAGGCTGAAGCAAAAGCTGATTGGTTTTCAGCTAGCTGGAGACCATTATTAATGTATGTATTAATATTTATATTGATATGGAATTATGTATTAGGACCAGTAATATTATTTTTTTTCAAAGCTTCTATAACTATCACTCTTCCAGGAGACGTATGGACCCTTTTGCAGATTGGTCTTGGGGGGTATGTCGTGGGGCGCAGCGCGGAATCAGTTGCGAGAACTATGGCTAATAAACCACAACCTAAAGAACAAGAAAACGGGTAGTGAAATACTTGTTATTTCTGTTATTGCTATATTCTTGCAATAATATAAACTCACCTAACATAGATAAACCAATATTAAAAATAGAAAAAACATTTTAGAATAATGGATATAATAGATTACATAAAAAAGAAGATAATTGCTCCTAAAGTGGCAAATTTGACACAGACCACTACATCTGGTGTTGACTCTTTTGAGAAATACCAATATATTGTAGGTCAAATCAAATCACTAAATGATTTGCAACAGGAACTCACGGACCTGCAAAAAAAACAGGAGCTTATAGATGAAGACGACGAAGAACGAGGAGATACCTCCTCATAAGGAAGGCCTTTTAGATGCCTATAAATCTGAAGAAGAAATCAAGAAAACATTTCTAGATCCAGAATCATTATCAAAATCTGCAATAGAACGATTACCTCAACCAACAGGTTGGAGAATTTTAGTTTTACCGTGGTCAGGACCACAAAAAACTAAAGGAGGAATTATTCTTTCAGATAAATCACATGAGATGATTCAAATCACTACAGTTGTTGGCTACGTGCTGAAGATGGGAGACCTTTGTTATAAAGACGAAAAAAGATTTCCATCAGGCGCATGGTGTAAAGAAAAACAATGGGTGATGTTTGGAAGATACGCTGGAAGTCGTTTCCGAATTGAAGGCGGCGAAGTGAGAATATTAAATGATGACGATATAATCGGAACCATAGGGGATCCGCGCGACATCGAACATACATACTAAGGAGATGTAAATGTCAGAACAAAAACAGGAGCAAAAAGTAACAAGTGGAGAAACTGAAGTTGTTGTTGAAACAAAAGCAGTTGAACCAAAACAAAAACTAGTAAATGAACAAATTGAAAGTATTGGTTCAGAAGTAAAAAAACCAGGAATAGAAGGAATAACAGTTGAAGAAGTTGCTGAAACTGATGAACCTATTAGACCTGTAAAAAAAGATAATTTATCTGAACACACGGATTCTGTTCAGGTAAGAATTAATCAGCTCACGCGTGCGCGTAGGGAAGCTGAACGTCAAAGAGAAGCTGCAGTTCAATATGCAAAAGGAGTTCAAAAACAACTTCAAGAATTGCAAAAGAACGTAAGCACTTACGACACACAATACATTAAAGAATTCGAAGCAAGAGTAGATGCAGAAACTGCATCTGTTAAAACTCAACTTAAGTCCGCAATAGAAAATCAGGATGCTGAATCTATTATGCAGGCTCAAGAAAAGTTGACAACTTTAGCTGTTCAGAAAGAACGTGCTAAACTTACAAATGCTGAGAGGGCTCTTCAGACGCAAAAACCTGAAGAAAAATCAACAAACGTAGATCAGCAAATAGCTAATAATTTACCGCCTGAACCATCAAGAAAAGCTCAGAAATGGGCCGAAAATAATAATTGGTTTGGTAACGATAAAATTATGACTAATGCTGCATATACAATTCACGAAGATTTAGTAAGTCAAGGGTTTGACACTGAAAGTGATGAGTATTATACTGAAATAAATAAATTAATGAAGGATTCATTCCCTCATAAATTTACTGATTTACAGGAGCAACCACAGAAAAAAATCGTCCAAACTGTTGCCCCTGCTGGTAGAACCAACTCAGGACGCAGAACTGTGCGACTCACCAAAGCACAAGTTGTTATGGCTAAAAAATTAGGGGTGCCACTAGAAGAATACGCTAAATACGTGAAGGAAGGAGCTTAATATGGAAGACATAAACAAAACCTCACGCGCGACAGACGAAAGGTCAAAAAACGAAAGACCAAAACACTGGACGCCTCCATCATCTTTGGATGCACCAAAGCCTAAGGATGGATTTGTACATAGATGGTTAAGATACGAAATTGCAGGATTTCAAGATACTGCAAACATGAGTAAACGACTTAGAGAAGGCTATGAACTAGTTAAATCTGAAGAAGTTGAAAGTGGATCTCACAACTATCCTGTGTATGACAAATCACATCGTTATGCTGGGTTCATTGGGGTTGGTGGCCTTGTTCTGGCAAGGATACCATTGGAGATTGCAAAATCACGCGCTGAGTATTTCGCAAGAGTTACTCAAGACCAAATGACCGCTGTAGATAATGATCTCATGAAGGAACAGAATCCGGGAATGCCTATTAATATTAATAGACAATCACGTGTAACTTTTGGTGGTGGACGAAAAAAATAATTTTTTTGTTATACCATCGTAACTAAAAATAAAAACGGAGAAAAAAACTATGGCAAACATAAATGAAAAGTTCGGTCTAAGACCGTACAGATCAATTAATGGAGCTCCATGGAATAACGCTCAGAACAGATATACAGTAGCAAACAATTTATCTACTGCTATATTTCAGGGCGATCCAGTAAAACCAACAACTGCGGGTAACGTAACGTTGGCTAGATCAAATTCATCTGATCGAATTATTGGTGTGTTCAATGGTGTGTTCTATAATGATCCAACAACACAAAAGCCTACTTTTAGAAACAGCTATCCGGGAAGTATTGCGGCTGCAGGAATTACTGCATTCGTAGTAGATGATCCGAATACAGTTTTTTTAGTAGATGCTAATGCTGCTTTTTCAAGAGCGGATCTATTTAAGAACTACTCATTAACTAACGTTTCAGGAAATACTTTAACTGGTATTTCTGAAAAACAATTAGCTGTTGCAACTTCAGGCATCACTACAACTTTCGCGGTTCAAGCAATTGATATCCAAGAAGGTGCTACTGATTCTGATTCTTCAACATCTGGTGTTAATGTATTAGTAAGAATCAACAATCACTTCTTTAGAAGTGGTACTGCAGGTATATAAAGGAGACAAATTATGGCTATCTCAAGACAACAGTTAACAAAAGAGCTAGAACCGGGTTTGAATGCTTTATTCGGACTTGAGTACTCTAGATACGAAAACGAACACGCAGAAATCTATATGACTGAAACTTCAGACAGAGCGTTTGAAGAAGAAGTTATGTTATCAGGTTTCGCTAGTGCTCCAGTTAAGCAAGAAGGTGCTGCGGTTGTATTTGACCAAGCAAACGAAGCTTACACTGCGAGATACACGCATGAGACTATCGCATTAGCTTTTGCTATTACAGAAGAAGCTATTGAAGATAACTTATACGATAGACTAGCTGGTCGTTACACGAGAGCGTTGGCAAGATCAATGTCAAACACTAAACAAGTTAAAGCTGCGGCTGTGCTTAACCAAGCTCAGTTCACAACTGTAACTGGTGGTGATGGCGTTCCTCTTATTTCAACTTCTCACCCATTAGCAAATGGTAATACTTTCTCTAACAGATTAGCAACAGCTGCTGATTTGAATGAAACTTCACTAGAACAATCTCTGATTGATATAGCTGGTTTCGTAGATGAGAGAGGATTAAGAATTGCAGTTCAAGGTACTAAAATGATAATTCCAAAAGAATTACAATTTACTGCTGAGAGAATTCTTAAATCACCTTTAAGAGTGGGTACAGCGGATAACGATATCAACGCTATTGGTAATATGGGAATGTTACCACAAGGATACAGAGTAAATCACTTCTTAACAGATACTGATTCATTCTTCATTCTGACTGATATTCCTAACGGTTTCAAACACTTTGAAAGAGCTCCATTAAGAACAGCTCTTGAAGGAGATTTTGATACTGGTAACGTACGATTCAAAGCTAGAGAAAGATACAGCTTCGGCTATTCTGATCCTAGATGTGTATTCGGTAACGGAAATTTACCTACAGCATAATAAGTAGGTTTGACAATCAAAGAAGGGGCTAGTGTTTACACTGGCCCCTTTTTCATTTATAATCATTTCACTATATATAACTTTCTAATATCGACGCGTATAGTCGACGGCCTAGAGACGATATTGGAATAACTAGGAGAATAAACTTATGGCAAAAACAACGTTTAGTGGTCCAGTAAGATCTGGATATCAAGGTGGAAGTCAAGGAAGTAGTGTACTTACACCTGTAAATATTAACACAGGCACAGTTATATCAGTTGATGAGGGATCTGGAGCTTATGGTTTTTATTCAAGAGTACAACCAACAACTGGATTTGGAAGTTCAGCTTATCAAACACCAGGAGAAGCTTATGGTGTATTTGGTAGAACTCAATCTGGTGCACCTTTTGCAGATACACCAACAACTACATTTAACAACATAGCTGGTACAGTTGGAAATTTTGCAGTTATTGGAACTTATAATAATAATGGTCTGATGGCAGGTGTTCTTGGAATAATTAATACAAACACACTTTCAGGTGATGCTGCAGTTATGGCATTCATGCAAGGTGATTCTGGAGTAACAACTGCAAGAGCTGCTTATGGAGTTGCGATGGTACAAACAACATCTGGTTCAGGATTTGATTTTGGTATTGATTTAAAAATGCAAGACCCACAATTAGATGGTGGTGGACCTACAGGTGTTATACCTTACAAGAAAGCAAACATTAGAATGGAAAACGATGTTGTATTTATGAATGCAGCAGGAGTTCCAACTAACGGCACAACAGGTGCTAACTTTGCTGGAAAAGGTTCATTATATGTAAACATAACTACAGGGATTTTGTATATTAATACAGGAACTCTTGCATCACCAACTTGGGTGGTAGTAGGAAGCCAATCATAAAATGATAACACATAAAGATCCAGAAATTCAATTTTTAATAAATCAAATTGAACAACAAAGAGATTTAGCTTTAAGTCAAAGTTCAGCTCTTTATAAAAAAGTT